CCTTACGACGACGCTCGTTCTCCTCCTTCTGCTTCTTGATGGACTCCTCGCGCTGGTCGGCAAAGAACATCTCCTTGTTCACCTCGTTCTCCTTGTACTTGCGCATCAGCTCGTTCAGCTCCTTCTCGGCGTACTCCACCTCGGGCATCAGGTGCTCCGACGGGTCCCATGGCAGCCACGCACCAACCTTGCCGATGTAGAGGTTGTCCTTCGGGTACTTGCGCTGGAGCACCTTGGCAAACATCTGCGTCTCCTCGATGGACGGGAAGCAGCGGCGGACCTTGACGCCGCGGATGTTCGTCTTGAAGTCCACCTCCGTGTCGAAGCGCTCCTGCAGTTCCTTCTCGTTCTTGAGGAGGAACACCTGGAACTGCTCGTAGATGTCCGTCGCCTTCACCTCGGCGTTGCGGACCTTGACAAACTCCTCAACGTCCTTGAGGAGGTCGTCAATCTTCAGGTTATACTTCTTGGACAGGAACACCATGAGGTGCTCGAGGCCCACCACCTTCCACTGATAGTCCATCCACTGCAGGAACGCCTTGAAGAAGAACTGGTCCTTCTGCGTAATGGTCTTCTCCGGACTGATGAAGGAGATGATGCAGTAGCGCTGGTTCGGGATCTCGGGGTCCTCGTCCAGGTAATCAATCACGGAGCCATCGTCCTCCCTCTTCGGGAGCGTCTCGGGAACAACAGGCATTTATTATGATAGTAAACTTCCTTTGAAAGTCCTTTCTACGCAGAGCATAAATGTACGATCTGATTACCTGCGCTCTGCTGTTCTTTCTGCTTGTCCCTGGAGTCGTCGTCCCTGGGCTACCTGGCATGAACCCGCTGTATTCAGCGCTCATTCATGCCGTCGTGTTCTATGTCGTGCTCGTGTATGTGTCCAACCTTGTTCCATGGTGGCTCGTGTGGGTCGCCGCGGCGGCCGTTGTTGGAATCCGTTTGTTTTATGGAACGGGCTGAATGTAGATACCCTCTAGTTTAAATGAAGATGCTATGTAATATATAATGGGGTTCATCTATAGAATTCGCTGTAAGGAGAATGGAAAATCATATATCGGCAGATCCTTACATGATCCACTTCTACGGTGGAAACAGCACGTATATAAATCAAGGCGCCCAGAAAGTAGAACTTTACTAGGCAACGCTATTAACAAGTACGGGGAGAGTGCGTTCGAGATTGAGACCCTATGTGAGCTACCAGAAGAATCACTTGATAACATGGAGTGCTACTATGCAGAGCAGTATGAGTCCTACGTGTGGGAGGGCGGCTATAATCAGACGCTATGCGGGCGAGGGAGACCGTATGATTACAATACGAAGGAGGAGACGAAGAGGAAAATGAGTCAAGCCCGTCTGGGAAAATCACTGGGCACAGAAACGAAAGCCAAGTTATCCGCCTCAATGCAGGGTCATAAACGATGTGTCGGTCGCGTGATGACTGTAGAGTCTAAGGCAAAGAATCGAGCGTCGCAGCCTTCTCTCAAATTAACCGATGACAATGTTCGTTACATTCGCGAGAACCCGGAAAAGTTATCCAAGTATGCGCTAGCTAAGAAATTAGGAGTGTCTAGATCGCTGGTTTATTTGGTTGTATGTGGGAAGTCCCACAAGGACGTCGTCTAAGAATTTCTTCGTACTCTTAGAATAAAATGGACTCTAAGCCGAAGCCTACCCCTGCCCCTGGTGTTGATGTCGCCGACCTGATCACGCGTCTGATAAAGTACGCACTCGAGGGCTTGGCTGTCGCGGTCGCGGCCTATGTCCTCCCTGGCAAGACGCTCAAGGCGTCCGAGGTTGGCATGATTGCTCTGGTTGCGACTGCGACCTTTGCCATCCTGGACATCTACGCCCCGAGCGTCGGCGCGTCGGCCCGCACAGGTGCTGGCTTCGGTATCGGCGCCGGACTGGTCGGCTTCCCGAGCGGCGGCCTCCGTGTTTAAGACACTGACTTCAACCCTCCAATAAGCAGATTCGCAAGAGTCGTCGCTACAATTCCAGCATAAGCCGTTTGAGTATGTTGTCCTACGGTAAGAAGTGTCGTGCAAGCAGGACTTGCTGTAACAAAGAATGATTGTAAGATATCGTCCCAACTATGCGGCATACATACACGAGTGTATGCCATCATAGATGCGTAATGTACTGCGTAATTCAACCCCATCGCCACCATCACCTTACCTACCTGTTCCATTTACCCTGTGGTGACTACAAAAAGCAATGGAACCAGACAAATTCGTTTTACGCTACCAAGGACGTTGGGTCACTCTGACTCCTCGTCCCTATGAGCCAGAGCGCATGTCCACCGATGTCGGGTGGCTTCAGATCAAGGAGGGTATCACTGCGGAAGAAGCCTACCGTCGTTGGTTTGAGAAACAGCGCATAATTTCTCACCTCTTTCAACAATGCAGTGGGTCACTTTCCTCGCCCTCCTCCTCGCAGCACTGATCGTGTACCGCTATTGGAAGCCGTGGATTCTTCCACCTGTCAAGGAGACTCTTGAGGGCGAAGCCACTCTCTACATGTTCTACACGGAGTGGTGTGGGTTCTCCAAGAAGGCACAACCCGAGTGGGCACAGATGTCCGATGCCACCTACGGAACGACCAAGGTCAAGTTCGTCAAGATTGATTGTGACAAGAATCAGGCCATATGCTCACAGTACGGGATTGAGGGCTATCCCACAGTCAAGCTGGAGACGGCCGAGGGTATCCATGACTTTGGTAAGCAGGTGACCTCAGCTAACCTGGAAGCATTCCTGAAGGAAACGCTTGGACAGAAAGCGTGAGGCCTGAACAAACCCTGAATCAATCATGGCCTTCTTGTCAGCCAAGGTCAGATCAGAGAGAGGCATGAAGGAGGTTTCGTTAAGGTTCAACACATTCTTCGGTCGTGGCACACATCCAACGCGGGCACCTGCATAGACATACCGCGAAATCGTAGCCAGAGTCATGGACTCTAAGTCAGCGGGAAATATGGGCTGGTGACTGTATGCAATGTGTAACACAATTGTTGTGGGTGGTACCGCATCCACCATGCAGTCACAGTAGACACCTCCATCCAAATATACATTGTTCAAGATGATCTGTGGGTAGAACACTGCAGGGATACAGGACGATGCCTTGATGGCTGCGAGAAGCGGAATCTGTCCAGTCAAGAGTGTAGCACGACGAGTTGTCAGATTGGACGCCATAATATACAACTTTTGCGGTGCATCTGCAATCACTTTATCCTTGAGGTCAATGCCAGCTGACTTGAATACACGAATAAGCGTGTCTTCAAAGAGGTCCATTGAGAACAGACCCTTCTTAGATGTGAAGGATGTAACAGATGAAATGCCAAAGTTCGGGACAAATTTGGAAAGGATAAACTCTTCCTCCACCAACTCTTCAATTTTTTTCAGTGGGATGCGAAATGCAATCATGGTTGCAAGGATTGAGCCGATGGAACAGCCATAGATACCGTCAGGGAATTCAAGAGGTTGTCGGTCTTCCAGAGCCTTGAGTGCTCCGACGAGAAGGCATCCTCTGACACCACCTCCTCCAAGCGCTATAGACTTCAACATATCTTACAAAGACATAACAAGAATGCTGAAAGCTCGTGATGTATGGAACGAGCAAGAGAATCGGCGCGAACAACGGATGGCGGCCATGCGTCCCGTCCTTGCCTCCCTATACTCCCAAATCCGCCGGCAGTCCATTCATGCCGCAAATTCCCCGTATGTCGTCTTTGAGATACCCGGGTTTGTCTTTGGGTACCCACTGTTCCAAATGTCCGAGGCCCGCGAGTACCTCCTGAAGACACTGACCGAATCTGGATTCCAAGTCTGGCCCGTCCACGAAAACTACCTCCTCGTCTCGTGGGTGAAGCAGCAGAAGCCAGGTGGCCACCGCCCAACACTCCTGACCACATATAGGCCACAAGTCTACGACCCAGTGGCTTTAGGGAGCATGTATCATAACTAGTAATGCCGTGGCGCCAAGACCATATGATACCTGAACCTTACCTAGTTATGACTGGGATGTCCTACCTTCTACCTGCGTGGCTCGCATACGAGTCTGGTTTCTACTATTCCATGTCCTCCTGTCTCTTCATCTGTGCGACAACGATGAGCTTTCATTGGTTTCGCCAGCAATGGATGTTTGAAGCAGATATCGTCGCTATCCTCAACTACATTGGTTGGTTGATGTTCAATGTCTATCGCGCAGGTCCATCTGCTGCTGGGGTCTGGGTACTCATGGGTGGATACTCCTTCTACTCCTACTTTGTTGGACAGCAGCTCTCTATCTTGTCCTGGGACCCTGACTGGACTACGCAAATGTTCTTCCATGGACTTATGCATATGTCCACAGCCTATTCAGCATGGTACTCATTCACTAAGCGTCTTGAAAACGGAGAAGGTATGTGCAGGGTCAAGTGGGAGTAATGGAGTGCGACCATCCAGAGATAGAACTGGACGAGGGCCAAAAAGTCTGCACATGTTGCGGCACAATCTTGGGAAGTCATATTGACGAATCGGCTGAATGGAGAATGTATGCAGAAACCGAGGGCGACCCCTCACGAACAGGCGGTGTCACCAACGAGCTACTACCGGACTCGTCGTTTGGGTCCATGATGATGCGCAAGCGGATTCCCGGACAATCAGAAGAGTCCAAAGCAATCGGCAAACTCTCCTCATGGTCGTTCTCAAGTCACGGTGAGCGGTCGTGGATGGGTATCTTTGATGCGATTCAAGCGTCCTGTGGGCGGATTGGTCTACCTAAGGCCATCATCCATGATGCCTGCGCACTGTTCAAACAGGTAGAGGATGCGCGCAAGTCGCGAGGCGAGACACGCAGGGCCTTAATGGCAGGTGCAGTGTTCGTCGCATGTCGTCAGCATAATGCCACACGTACCCATGAGGAAGTAGCCGATATCTTCCGAGTCTCTATCCGTGCTCTCTGCAAGGGGCTGAGTCGCTTTGGTGCTGAAGTGTCAAGCGTCCTTAACACGCAGCTAGGTATCGCCGAACGAATCTGTGCTGAAATGGGGGTGACCGAAGGCGAACGTGAGAGGATCCTCGCGGTCTTGATTGCCTTGCCTGAGATGGAGCACACGCCAAAGACAATCGTATCGGGTGTAGTGTGCCATGTACTGAACGGCCGCCTGACAGACGTATCTGCTGTATCTGGCGTGTCATCGGTCTCTATCCGCAAGATGGTAGAGAAACTACGCCTAAGCGGGCCCTGAACTCTTGCCAGGTGCATACGTGCCTACAGGTGGAAGAGGGAAGTATGTGATGGTGTACAGCCACGGCTGCGTCGTCGAAGGGGCTTGGATGTTTGAGCTACTGAACGTAACGACTGGTGTGGTTCCTGCGTTATTCGAAAGAGTCAATATGACAGGAGCACCAGACCCTAACCACATATAACTACAGGCTTCCCACTTGGTTGGGTCGCTACTGCTGTTGATCAGAATATCATTTTTGCCATAGCGCAAGGTTCCGATTGTCACGACACTTCCCGTCGACGCACTCGTGCCCTGAACTGAGAAGACACCGCTTGTCGCTTGAACGGTTCCACTCTCGTACAGACGAGGGTTCAAGCTCGCATCTTGGTACATTACTAGGGACCCGTAGCCGTCCGCGATTCGCATAGATCCATTGACGTCCAACGTGTACTGTAGCGGATCTCGTCCAATCGCTAGGCCATTTGAGAAGCGAGCATAGCCTGCAACGTCAAGTGCCAATCCAGGAATCGGTGTTGTCGTACCGATATAGTACATACCTGCGTCACTCTTCCCAATTGCAACTCCATTTGAGGCGTAGTTCCCGGCAATCAAGACATTTGACTGGTTACCAATGTACATCGTGTTGCTGAGTGTCGGCGCCATCTTCAGACCATGCCCAATCAACATGTTGTTGCTACCTGTTGTGGGGGTGCTGCTGGTTCCAGAGTAGTGGCCGAGTACAATGTTGTAACTACCCGTTGTCGCATATCCTGCATTGGTTCCGAGGAAGATACCATGACTGCTCTGCGTTCCTACACGGGCGCCGATGGCAATCGTGTTGTTGGTAGAGCTTGAGGCTAACACACCGCCAGACGGATCAATTGCAATGTTGTTTGAGCAACCGACAGACGAAACACCTGCCGAACGACCGATGAAGATGCTGTTGGACGTGCTAGTGGCTGCGTACCCAGCATTGTACCCGAGAGCGACAACGGTGGAGACGTTTGACATCAACGACCCGGCGTTGTACCCCACTGCAGTGTTCTGGTAACAGTTGCGTAAGGAGGCGATGGCATTTCCAGAACCAGTGCCGACATACACGTTGCTATTGGCGTCGCCCACATCCAGGCGCGTCACGTTTGCAATGTCAGCAAATACAGTGTTCACGTTGGAGATGTTCAGCTTCGTTGTGAAGTAGTTGGTCGCGTCGTAGTTGTAGACGGGTCGTAAGACCGAGGTCAAAACCGACTGGACGTTGGATGTGCTACTCATTATGTAGTATCCAGAGTTTCTCGTTTAGGCGATAATCGCCGTATAGTATATAGATGTCGTTCACTCTGTTCCCTATCAAGCCGTCCGAGCAACACCTCTACAAGATGTACAAGCAAAGCGTCGCCGTGTTTTGGACGCCCGAGGAGATTGACTTTTCAAAGGACCACGCAGACTGGGCAAAGCTGACCGAAAATGAGCAGCATTTTATCGGTCGCATTCTGGCATTCTTCGCAGGATCGGATGGTATCGTGATGGAGAACCTTGTCACTCGCTTCCAGGGTGAAGTGGATTCCCAGGTGGTGAAGCTGTTCTATTCCTTCCAGAACGCCATGGAGGGCATTCACTCTGAGACATACTCCCTGTTGATTGATACCTACATCAAGGACGAGGAGGAGAAGGCCAAATTGTTCAACGCGATCAACACTATCCCATGCATTGAAAAGAAGGCTGAGTGGGCGCTAAAGTGGATGGGATCCGACAAGTCCTTTGCGACTCGCCTGGTGGGCTTTGCATGTGTTGAGGGAATCTTCTTCTCAGGTGCCTTCTGTTCCATCTTCTGGTTGAAGAAGCGCGGCCTCCTTCCGGGTCTGACGTTCAGCAACGAGCTGATCTCCCGCGATGAGGGACTTCATACGCAGTTTGCCGTGTCCTTGTTCCACACGCTGAAAACCAAGATCTTTGAGGACACAGTTCACGAGATCATCAAGGAGGCGGTGGAGTTGGAGAAGGACTTCATTTGCGATGCTCTGCCGTGCTCGCTGATTGGCATGAATGCGAAGATGATGTCGCAGTACATTGAGTTTGTGGCGGATCGTCTTGCGGTCCAGTTGGGCACGCCGAAGATCTTTGGTGCTCACAATCCGTTTGACTTCATGGACCTCATCAGTTTGGAGGGCAAGACCAACTTCTTTGAGAAGAAGGTCTCAGACTATTCTCGCGTTCAGTCGTCGGGTGAGCTACGGCTGGACGAAGAATTCTAAGCGTATAGTAAATGGCATATGTTCGTTTCATCTTTACAGGAAAGGTTGCTGGTGTCACAGCAGATGACATCAAGTCCAAGCTGACTGGCATTGACTTGGCCCATGTTAGCGTGACTGGTTCCGATCTAGAACTCATTGCGCGGGAGAACAAGGACATGGACAAGGTTGCGGCGAAGGCTCGCGGCGAGCAGTTAGTGACTGAGATTAAGAGCAAGGTTCCCGAGATCACAGAACTCTCGCTCTTTGACACCGATTCGTCTAAGGATGTCGCGCGACTAAATGCAGAGGGCGGGCGCCGCAAGACTCGCAAGTTCCGTAAGAGTCGCAAGATGTCAAAGAAGTACTGCAAGAAGACCCCATGCCGCCGCATGGGGTTCACGCAGCGCGCAAGTTGCCGTCCCTACAAGAACTGCTACCGTAAGCGCTAAGCCTTCGGGATATCGTGGTAGACAGCGACCTTATTGCCTGCACCTGTGTCCTCCCACACTTCCTCACGAACATGCGGGGTACCACCAGGCACGTCCCAGAACTCACCCTGAAGTGTGAACTTCTGCTTTACAGGATTCATCATGTTGTTAATGAAGCCGATGAGGACAAGCACAATGATGAGAACAAGAATTGCAAGAACGATGTACCCAAGCATCTTGAACGCAGAAACGAAGAAGGACCCGACTGGGGATTGGGGAGCTGCAACTGCCGCACCCAATCCAAACATTCCAACGTCTTCCACCAAGTTACTATCACCACCGCGCTGACGACGAGGCATTTACTCTTAAAAGCCGAAAGAAATCAATGGATCAGGATGCCATCTTGGCAACCTGCATCGCACTCGCAGTCTTTGGAGGTGGGGGGTTGTTCATGATTCTGATGCGCCTTAAGTGTATTTATTCAGAGCGCCCTTCAATTGAGGATAACCTCGTTTAAGCCGCCGCAACCTTTCCCTTCCTTCGTATAAATGGAGCTCTTACAGGCAGCTATTGCTCTTCTCGCATCTATGGTCTTTGTTCTCGCAGGAATGGTTGGTTGGATGTACTGGCAGCAGGCACGTCTGCGCAGTATGCTCAACATGATGGAGATGCAGTTTGTTGCGCTTACTCAGCAGTTGGTTACAGAAGAGGAACCGCCTCCTGAGCCCGCTCCTGCCCCCGAACCCCCAGCTGAGGTTGAGCCTGAGGAAGATGACCGCGCGTCAGTTGAGGAGGAGCAAGCAGTTGAGACCGTTGAAGGAGCGCCGCCTGCGTTGGACCTTGACTCTCTGGAGGGCAAGACCAAGAAGGAGCTGCAGGAGCTCCTGACGAAGCGCGGACTTCCGTTCAGCAGGAACGACGCAAAGGGTGTCCTCATTTCGCTCCTCAAGGCGTCTTCATAAATCACGTGAGTACATATAATGAAAGTCGTATCATTTGATGTCGGAATTCGTAACCTCGCGTACTGTGTCCTTGAAGGCACAGACCGCACAGATGTAAAGATTGTAGATTGGAATATCATTGACGTCCTAGGAGAGCAGGCAGGTGTCGGTGCTCCTAGATGTCATTCATGTCAAGCCGCTGCTCGTTACGAACATGCGTCCAACGGACAGTTTGCGTGTTCCAAGCATGCGCCCCGTAAGAAGAAGGCTGTAACCAAGACTGAACTGAACAAGCTGACCCCGAATCAGCTTCACGAGATCATCAGCCGAGAGAAGCTGACCACTGAAGCGACTAAGAAGACAGACTTGGTCAAGCTCGTCTACAATCACCAGAAACAGAATACCTGGAAGAAGTGCGTGTCCTCTGCACTTCATGGGTCTGCGTTGGACTTGGCGCCTGCTATCATTCGTAGTCTTGACCAGCGATCAGAGTCCTGGAAGGGAGCCTCGGTGGTGTGCGTGGAGAATCAGATGGACCGCCGGATGTTTGGCGTTCAGGCGATGCTTCAGATGTACTTTTGCTGCCGCGGGTTTCGGTGCACGGGTGTATCGGCGACTCACAAGCTGTCAAACATAGTGACCGTGGAAGATTCAACCGCATCATATAAAGGTCGCAAAACGACAGGCATAGCTCACGCATACGCGCTTGTTCCTCAGGAGAACCAGGCACACTTCGCAAAGCATCCCAAGAAGGACGACTTGGCTGACTCATTCCTTCAAGGTCTTTGGGTATTAGAGCATGAGAATAAGTAAATCTGAACAAAATGTAATGAATTCCGATGCGGATGTTTACATACCGCCTGCTGTAAAGGCAGTGATTCGGTATGTTCTCAATCCAACCTCAAAGTTCTTCAATCCATCTGACTTGAAGTGGAGGGTCCTTCAGGGTCACATGGTCGTATATCGTGGTCAATGTGATACGAACATGAAGAACATACCTGTACAAGGTAACAATCCACTTGAACTTTCCACTGTGTATGGAAAGCCCATCTCAACGAGCCTAGTGTTGACAGATGATATCCGAAAGTTCGCGTGCAAACCCAATGGGCGGCTATTCAAAGTCCACTTATTGCCAGGTGTCCGTGTAGCACGACTGCGTGATTCGCTCGGTTCGTATGATGTCAATAAAGACGAAGCGTTCATGTTCCTGAAAAGGGAGCTGCCCAATACATCACTGTGGAACATCAAGTCGTTGGGGCAACTTCGCGCGTCATTCTTCGGTAAACTCAAGAGAGAGCAAGAGGTTCTGATAGACCCCGCATCAGGCGTCTTTCGCAAGGAGTCGGGTGAACCAGAGGACTGGTCTTCGCCCGAAGCGGAGTTCTATGAGACTGGGTTTTTCCCAAAGAAGGCAGGTAGACGCCGCACCTTGCGTTCCAACCTTCAGAAACACAGCCGAAGGAGAAGTAAATGGACACGGACCTTCTCGTGAATCCCAAGGTGATGGGAACGACGAGCTTAGAATCCATTGACCTGCCAACGCTGAACTTTGATGATATTGGCTCTTCCAGCTCTGCTCCTGCGCCCAAGCTCGTGCCGACCTTTGAGGAATCTGGACCTGCAGTCGTGGACGGCATGCCGAACTTCAATGCCGAGCCGTATGTGCCCGCACCGTCACGCCACACGGTGTCCGAGGATGTGGTGATGCGCGAGAAGTACGAGATGTTGCGCAAGTTTGAGCGCCTCTCCAAGCTTGGTGTGCCGATGCGCAAGCGCTTCACGCTGGAGTCGTCCATGGAGGAGATGAAGCTGGAACTGGAGTTCATCCGTCGTGAGAAGTCCATGGATGCGACCATCAAGCAGTTCTCCGAGTGGTTCGTGACAGGCATGTCTGCGATGGAGTGGGGGTCTAAGAACGTGATGATGATGAAGGCATTTGGTCTCCAGCTGGACGGTCTCTCTGAGGCTGCCCAGATGAATGTGGCAGACCTTGAGGATGACTTTGAGGAGCTGTACGACCTGTACGGTGAGAACATGAAGATGCACCCGCTGGTCCGTATTCCTCTGCGTACCTGCATGATGATCTACATGGTTCACTTGACCAACCAGATGGCACAGAAGGCGCCTATCCCGAACATCCAGGACATCATGCGCCAGAACCCTGACATTGCCCGCAGTCTGGCTGCTGCGTCTATGCAGGCGCAGACTCAGCAGATGCGTGGAACGGCTAGTGTGCCTCCTCCTCAGAATGCGCCCAATCCTCTTGCGGGTCTCATGAGCTTCATGCAGCAGTCTGTGCCTCCTGCCCCTCCGCCGAACATGGTTCCCAAGCCGCCTGAGAACAAGCCAATCC